GGATGCCGAAATCAAGGAAGCCCAGGACCGCGTCGCCCGGCGCATTGGCCAATGGGGCCGCCGGGATGACGCCATCCGCAAGGCTCAGGTCGAGGCCGCGCACCAGGACATCGACTGGTGCTTCGACAACTGGCGGCGGTTCACCAGGGGGCCAGCGGGGGAGATCCTGCTGCGGTTCCTCGTGACGACCAAAGCCGAATCGACATGAAACTCACCGCCAAGCAGGAACTGTTCGCCCAACTGGTGGCGCAGGGGAAGAGCCAGGCCGACGCCTACCGCGAAGCCTACGGCGCCAAGAAGATGAAGGAGCAATCGGTCTGGCAGCGTGCCTCCCAGGTCGCGGCGAACGTCAAGGTGGCATCAAGGGTCGCCGAACTGAAGGAGCATGCCCTGAAGCGGCATGTGCTGGTGGTCGACGACGTCCTCCGGGAGGTGCGGCGCATCGCCATGTCCGACCCCAGGAAGCTGTTCCACGCGGACGGAACGCTCAAGAAGATCACCGAACTCGACGACGACACAGCCGCCGCGCTCAGTTCGATCGAGGTCAACGAGATTGGCACCGGCGACGCGGTGATCGGCTACACCAAGAAGCTCAAGCTCTGGGACAAGAACTCGGCGCTGGCCAACGCGATCCGGGTGCTGGGGCTGAACGACGACACGCTCAAGGTCAAGAAGGGGGAGTGCGACGGCGCCGCGGCGGCGCTGCGGGAGAAGCAGGCGCAGATCGAGGCCGCAATGGCCATTCGCAGAGCCCGGGAACGGGCGTAGATCAATAAGGAGTAGAGCATGGCGATCAGCATGACTGGGCAGGAAGACGTCCCGGTGTGGGCGGAGGAGCGGCTGCGCAAGCTGGGCTGGCAGCGGCACGATGGGCACCACAACCACTTCGTGGCACCCGAGCGGGTGCTTGGCGTCCGGATCGACGGCTACGCGATCGAGGGCTACCTCTATTACACGTGGGTGGAGGCCCTGGAGATCGAGCGGCACATGCCCGCGGCCGAGGCGCCGTTCGTGAGCCAGGGCGAGCCGGTGCACCTGTGAAGCGCTACGAGTACACGGAGCGCAGGTTCAAGCCGGAGATTGGCATCGGCGATCTCGACAGGCAGTTGCAGGAGCTTGGGGCGGCCGGCTGGCACCTATCTGCTGTGGCTTGGAACGGGCTGTTCATCTTCGCCCGGCTGCTGCCGGAGCACTCTGCTGATGTGCAAGCGCAGGGCGGAGGGCCGGGCCTGAAGCGTGTCGAGTACATGACGATCCGCTACGTGCCAGGCGAGGAGGTGTCCGTCCCGCTGAATCAGTTGGCCAAGGTCGGGTGGCGGCTGATCGACATTCTGGACGGGGCGATCCTGATTCTCGAGCGGCTGGTCGCTGAACTTTCCGTCACGCGCGAGGAAGACGGGGCGATGCGCCGGGCCGAGGAGACCGTGGCCGCGCCGCAGATGCCGAGCCCGCATTTCGTCGGCACGGTCGGCACCGACTACTCCACCCGCCTCAACGCTGCATTCCCGAAGCCATCGCTCGCCTCCGTGCAGGCCGATCTGCGCCAGTTGGGCACGCCGCAGCTGCGCCAGGCCATCGAGAGCGCGCAGCAGCTGCTCATCGCCCGCGGGGTGGAGGTGGCGCGATGAATCTGGCCCACGCCATCAACAACGTCGGGCTGGCCGCGCTGGTCGGGTTCTTGTGCTGGACCTGGGATTCTGCGTGGCCGCTAGTGCTGCTGATCCTCTGGCGCTACCCCCGGCCGCTGCCATGAAGCTCTCCGACATCTTCCCCAGCCTGCGCCGGCGTCGCCGCTTCACGTGGTACCGCTGCCCGGGCTGCAGGCGCTTGTCGGGGTGGCTGAGCAGCCTGCATCTGGACTGCGAGCGGAGGTGCGGGTTAACCGCCGCTAGGTAGCACCGAATTCAGCCAGGCCGGTCGTTCTCCCCGCTGGCTTTCTCACGAGAGCTAGGACCGGCTGGTTGAACCACTTTGCGAGTGGCGGAAGCATAGACGCAGCAGGTAGCTGTCGCCGGGGTGCGTATTGCGCGGTACGTCCGGCAGTGCAGGGGTGAGAGGCCCCGCCTCGCAAACCAACAAGCCCCTCCGGGAGACCGGCGGGGCTTTCTCATTTCTAGACTGACGAGAGGACGCATGAAGCGCTGGCTTCGGGAGTACGGGCCGCTGCTGCCCCTGTTCGCGGTTGCCGCGGCATGGCTGGGGGCGCAGTTCTACACCGTCTACATGGCGGGAGCGCTCACCGGCTGGCGGTTCTGATGCTGAGCAAGCGCAGCGAGAAGAACCTCAAAGGGGTGCATCCGGACCTCGACAAGGTGGTGCGCACCGCCGATCGCATGCTCGAGGGCAGCGGGCTCGGGTTCGAGGTGATCGAAGGGCTTCGCACCCCCGAGCGGCAGGCCGAACTGCACGCATCGGGGGCCAGCCAGACGCTCAACTCGCGCCACCTGACCGGCCACGCGGTGGATCTGATGGCCACCGTCAACGGCCAGGGGCGCTGGGACTGGCCGCTCTACATCCGCCTGGCCGAAGTCATGAAGGAGGCGGCAATCGAGAACCGGGCCCGCGTGGTGTGGGGCGGCTCGTGGAAGAAGCTCGCCGACATGCCGAGCATCACGCCGGCCTCGCTGCACCGGAAGTTTCCGGACGGGCCGCACTACGAACTGGACCGCAGCGCCTACCCGTGAGGTGACCATGAACAAGGCAATGCTCAAGCCGCGCACGACCTGGGTGATGAACGCCCTGATCGTGATCGGCGTGATTCAGACGTTCCTGCCCGAGCTGCAGGCGCTCATTCCGGAGGTGCCCGAGCGCATCTGGGGCATCGTCACCCTGATCCTGGGCCTGTCGGTGCGCATCGCCCGGGCCCTGTCTGTCGTCCCGGTAGTGGCCAACGTCGCGGAGGACCCCCCGAAATGAAGCGGATCATCGTCGAGAACATGCGCGACGGGTTTCTGGCCATCCTGCTCCTGGCGCTGTTCGCCGTGCTCACCGGCTGCGCCAGCAAGATGGACCTGCCCAAGCCGACCTCCACCGCCGAGAGCGTGATGCGCGAGGCGATCGTGGCCCAGAAAACGGCCAACGCGGTCAACGAGGCGGTGACCGAACTGCTCGAGCGCCGGGTGATCGGCAGCAAGACGGCCGAGGACATCGGGGCGAAGGCCGACGTGGTGGCCTACTCGGCCGCGCAAGCCCGCCATCTCCTCAATGTCGACTGGAACAACACCGCGGGGGCGGCTGCGTACCTGCAGGTGGCCGACGCGGCGCTGCAGGCGCTGGATAGGTTCCTCACCAGCCACGGCAAGGAGGTGCCCAAGTGAGCGACACCCTGGACAACATCCTCGACGCCGGCCAGATCACCACGGTCATGGCGATTCGCATCCTCATGGCGCGCGAGTCGGCCCGGCGCGTGATCAAGACCATGATCGTCGAGGGGCGCACCACTCTGACCGAAGAGGAGGAGCGCGAACTGAACGAAGAGAGCGAGGCAATCCGTGCCCGTCGAGACGAAGCCATCGCTCGAGCAAAGGCCGACGGCCGCTGACTGTCACCTGGGCTGCCGCTACCGCCGGTTCTACCTGCACTTCTGCATGGCCGGGCACAAGCACCCGTCCTGTGACGCCGCCTCCGCGCGGCGCGAGTCAAGGCCGACATGGGCGATAACCCCTTCGCGCACCTCCCCGACGAAGAGCTAGAGCGCCTGAGCATCGAGAACCGCCTGGCATTGCTTCGGGCGGAGCAGCGGGACCAGTTCCTGTACTTCTGCGACGACCCGGGACTGTTCGAGGGGGAGCCTCCGGCGCCGCACCACGCTGTGCTGTGCGAGGTGCTGCAGCAGGTGGCCGAAGGCAAGCTGAAGCGCGTGATCATCAGCATGCCGCCCGGGGCCGCAAAGTCCAGTTATGTGTCGGTGCGATTCCCGGCCTGGCTGATGGGGCGCTTCCCCAGGCACAAGGTGATCTGTGCTTCGCACACGGCGACGCTGGCCAAACGGCACGGGCGGATGGTGCGAAACCTGATCGACCGGGCGGAGTATCGGGAGATATTCCCAGAGGTCGCGCTCTCGAAGGACCAGCAGGACAAAGGCGACTGGGCGACAACGGCCGGGGGCGAGCTGTTCGCGGTGGGCTTTGACGGCGCGATTGCTGGACGCCGGGCCGACATCGCCGTGATCGATGATGCGTTCAAGGGCCGGAAGGAAGCGGACTCCACGACCATCAGCGACGGCGTCTGGGAGACCTACAAGACCGACATCCGCTCTCGTCTGAGAAAGGGCGGGGCGATCATCATCATGGGCACCCGATGGAACGGGTACGACATCCCGGGGCGAATCCTGCCGGTCAACTACGACGGGAAGTCCGGTTCCTACATCGCTCGAGATGGCAGCGGTGAAGAGTGGTTCGTCGTCAACCTGCAGATGGTCAATGAGTTCGACAACGACCTCATGGGCCGCAAGGTGGGCGAGCTGCTCTGGCCCTCGTGGTTCACGCCCGAGTGGGTCGAGAAAGAAAAGATCATCCAGGGCGAGCGCAACTGGAATTCGCTCTACCAGGGCCGCCCGCAGGAGGCCGAGGGCGCCATCATCAAGCGCTCCTACTGGCGCAAGTGGCCCGGCAAGACTCCTCCGGTTGTCGAGTTCGTGCTGCAGTCCTGGGACACCGCCTTCGAAGAGGACGAGGAGAACGACTACTCAGCGGTCACCACGTGGGGGATCTTCGACATCTTCGACGTGGACAACGCCAAGGTGATCGAGGAAGTCACCAAGGGGCGTAAGCGCGGCGAGGTGCAGCAGTACCACGCCATTGTGATCCACGCCTGGCGGGGGAAGGTTCCTTTCTCCACGCTCAAGCGCAACGCCAAGGACTTCCACAAGGAGTACAGCCCGGACCTGACGATGATCGAGAAGAAGGCCTCCGGGCACTCGCTCATCCAGGAACTGCGCCGAAGCGGGCTGCCGGTCAAGGCGCTGAAGGCCGATCGCTCCAAGCTCGCCCGCACCTGGGCCGCGCAGCCGGCATTCGAGCAGGGGTGCGTCTGGTACATGGACATCCCCGGCATCGACAACCTGCTCACCGAGTGCGCGCAGTTCCCTGCGGGGGAGAACGACGACTGGCACGACACCGCGATGGCCGCGGTGAACCGGTTGCGGCGCATCTGGCACCTGAAACTGTTGGACGAAGAAGACATCGACGAAGAGGAAGAACGCAAGCATGGCGCTATCTATGGATGACGAGGAGATGATCGTCGACCTCGACGAGCAGACAGCCTCGGAGCCGGGCGAGATCGCCATCATGGACGCGGGCGACGGGGGGCTGATCGTCGATCTGGAGCCCGAACGGCAGGCCCAGCCCACGGTCACGGGCGACAACCTGGCCATGGAACTGGCAGACCATGATCTGAGCGCCATCGGGCAGAAGATCGTCGAGTGGGTCGAGGCCGACGAGAAATCCCGCGAGCCCTGGCTGCTGGCCTACAAGCGCGGCCTGGAGCGCGCGGCCATCCTGGGCGAGGGCCGGGAGCCTTCCATGGACGGCGGGGCGCGCGTGACGCACCCCATGATCATCACCGCGGCGGTGCAGTTCCCGGCGCGCGCCATGGCCGAGATGC